AAAAATGGCTCTGGCTCTGGCTCTGGCTATGGCTGTGGCGATGGCTTTGACGATGGCTCTGGCGATGGCTATGGCGATGGCGATGGCGATGGCGATGGCTATGGCTATGGCGATGGCTTTGACGATGGCTCTGGCTCTGGCTATGGCTGTGGCGATGGCTTTGACGATGGCTCTGGCTATGGCTATGGCGATGGCTCTGGCGATGGCTTTGGCTTTGGCGCGGGCTATGGCGCTGGCTCTGGCGCTGGCTATGGCTATGGCTATAACGATGACGATGGCACTGGCCATGGCGATTTCCGCGCGGAGAATTATATGGAATAACTCTTAATCTTTTCCTATATTAAAAAGGGCCTCGCGGCCCTTGGTTTTACTTCTGGTCTTCTAGATAAATATCTATTATTTCCTTTTGATCTGTTAGCTTGCTTTTATCGCTGCCTTTGTGAATATAAAGCCTTGGCTTGCAGGTTGTGCCCGGCAACGGGGCATAACATCTACCGTCGTTAAGCCCTGGATGTTTTATATACCCGATTCGCTCAAGAGTTTCCGGAAACTTTTTATCAGCTAACTTAAGCCCCATGTCTTTTAAGTAATCTCTTAAAGCTAGCGTATTAATCCAGTCATTCCTAAAACCTATTCTGTATTCTTCTGTAGCTTCAATTATCGCGTGCTCTACGTTGCCAAGTGATTTATATATTGCTTCGTCTGTAGTAGATGTTTTCGGCGCGCGGGTACAATACATCGGATTATATTCACGCGGTATATCATAATTGAATAAATAATCTGTTATTATCGCGAAACCGTCTTTATTGTGCGCCCAATCATGCAAATCAACAAAATATTTGTCTCCCATGCCGTCGCGCTGCAAGTCTTCGACTGATTGCTGAGCTGTAAACAACATACAAAAGCGCCTATCGTCTTTATGTTTTTGTAATGCGTCTGCGTTATTAGTCGTGAATATAAAGTTAGTACATATAGTTTTAGTTAATTTCTTTTTACCTTTGCCCTCAATCGCTTGTCTGATTTCAGTAACAAGAGGTTTCATAAGCTCCATAACTTCAAATTTATCTTTGCTGCTCGTATGGAAGTCTTCAACTATTGCAAGTATGGAATTATCAAGCCAATCGTTAAATTTATTCGTAAGTTGACCGGCGTTAGGCTTTTGCGTGTAGATTTCGCCTATCGCTTTTTCTAAACAATTACCTATAAAACTTTTACCGTTGCCTTGCGTCCCCTGAATCACGATACACCACGGAAACTTGTAGCCCTGATACTGAACTAATGATGCAAGATAACTTAACGCAATTTTTTGGTCTTCTGGATCTGGCCACAACAACTTAAGATGATTTAAAAACGGCTTGATATCTCCCGCTTTACGTTTGATATCAAGCGGCGCGTACACATTAACAAACTTACGACCCTCTATTGTGATAATATCACCGCTAGGTAAAGCTGGCATAAACATAGTGTCGTCAACTTTTGGCACATTTAAATAAGCTGATCTTGTTAAAGCATCGAACGCGCTCCTAACCGTCTTCGCGTTATCGTCATCAATTCTATAATAGTGTCCTCCAAGCCAACTATCATATCTTGCTTTATCCATCACTTTACCAGCTTCATGTCTAAATATTGAATGATCATTTAATACGTAAACATCATTAGCAAACAATACACGCTGTTCTTCAATTGATATATAAGTGCCTGGCTGTTGACTTTCTGAGTCTTTTACTTTATCTTTAGTTTCTGCGTAATTGTTTGTGTTTTTTTGCATTGCTCGCGTAATAGTATTTAGTAAATACTCGCTCCGATTCCATTTTTCGCGGGCAAGCGCAGAACGACACATTAAGCGCAATATCTGATCTTGATCGCCCCCACACCAAAACACTAAGTGCATAGCAAGCGCCATATCTGCGCTACTTGCGTTATATGCTGAAGTGCTGTTAGTGTCGGCGGGATATACTTTACTTAATACATCTTCGTTAGCTTCGAACAAGTCTTTAAATGTTGCGACCTCATGCCCAAACTTAGCTTTTGCAGACTTTGAGCTTAACGCTTTTTGTATAACCTCGTCATCTTCTAAACTGCTTTCTTGCACTGTGTGATTACTTACTGTTTCTGTAACGGGTCTATCAAAATAACACTCAATAACCATATCAAGCGCATCTGTACAGTCTTTCCCAATATCGCCTCTTGCATCAATTCCAGTTAGAGCTATAAACCTTTTAGTAGTATATAGCTCTAAGCTGTGCTCTAAGTTTCTGCACGTATGTTGAAGCGGTCTAGTGCTGCCAAGAATATGCAAGCCGTTTCTTGATGTTGATGTTTCAACCGCTGCACCGTCTAACATAGCTAATAGTGCTTGTGCTGTAGTGCTCATAACGCCATCATTAATACAACTATCAATATCTAGTAAAAAAAATGGGTCGTTATCTGTAAGCACGAAACCGACCCCGTAATTTTCGCCTAGTGTTTTAGCTGCTTGTATTGCTGTTTCTGAATCTGTCCATATTTGCGCATCATGCGCATTTTCTATAGCACCCGTCTTATAATTTGCGGGTTGTTTAATTTTCTTTTTGCTGTCTCCTGATATCTTATAAACAATGAACTGTTTATAGGAATTTAGAGTACAGAAAGCCTGTGGTAATTTATCCATAAGTTTTGAATCCTTGCTGTCAAAAATATTTTATTTTGACAAGTACCGCGCCGCTTTTTTTCTAATTTTTGGCGTAATCCTTGCCGCTAGAGGGTCGTTTAAAACTAAAGCTTGTAAAATAATTTGTGGTATTTCCTCCTTAATTGCTTCTAAAACAATTTCTGATTTTAAATTGTCAATAGTGCCAAAATAGTTATTTATTAACGCTTCCGACACGTCGCTATAATTAGCTAACATCTCGCGCGTTATGTAAATATAGCCGTGTTCAATCGATAGTTCTATAGCGTTTTGCAATAATTCTTTTTTTCTTTCCTCTGGTTTTTTTCTTAATCTCATTTTTAATTAATCCTCATCATTTTGTATATATTTAAAACCTAATAATCCCCAAAAAAATATTTGTAATCTAGAAGGTTGTGAATACATAGATATATTCACGCCTCCTTTTTCTAATCTAAAATACCCAACTTGCAAATTTTCAAAGTACGTCATTTAAATATCCCCTGATTTCTTTAATACATTCTTTACATGCTTTTGTTTCACCGTTCATTTTTGCGTTTATTGTTGCTGCTTCCGCGTCTTTAAAATAAAAACTATTATCTAAGTCAGCGCCACACCAAGCTTTATTATCATCACACGTGTACTTAATATGATTCATAGTGAACCCTCTTTGTTAGTAAAACATGCGTCACCCCCCAACCCCGTTATTAATTCAATCCATCTAAGTTGTGCACGTTCGTGTTCTGTTTTTTTATATGTCCAGTTTGCAGCTTTAACTTCTCTGCTTATAAACTGTCCTATCGTTGCGCCTATATGTTCTTGTGTTATCATTACCGGCCTTATACCAATCAAATCAGCAGATTTTATATATTTATTCATCTTGCCCGATTCGTTAGCTAGTCCGTACCGTATCCAGCCATTTTCGGTTTTTGTTGCGCCTACGTTATTTCTCCAGAGTCTGCACCCTTTCTTGCTTGCTTCAACTCTTACAATATTTGTTATACTAGCTTCGCTTGCGTCTTGAGTATCTACGTAGTCATAATTACTTAAACCAAACGATTGAGTTAATTCTTTAATCGCTTCGTTTGAAACGTTCCATTTTTTAGCCCATGCAGCAAAAAACATTTTTTATTCCTTTTTGATATCTTTCAATTATGATAGCTTGTTGTTGCTGTGTTCGTCAACTAATATTTGTAACTCGCTCATTTCTCTAGCTGTTTTTGTTTGCGCTGTTAACATATCAACGCCAAAAGTATAATAAAATTTCTTTCTTGCTTCTGCGTTGTTGCCGTTATCGTCCATAAAATTAGCTATAGATATTTTTAATTCACTTTGCGCTAGTCTGCGCGCTTCGTGTTTCTTGCGTAATGATTTTTGAGCTATGATAGATAAACCGCGCGGCATGTGCACAACGTCCGCGATCTTATCAATTTCTTTTAAAATGGGATGCAGTACGTCAATATCTAATAATACTAAGTCACCTCCAACATGCTCTATTTTTCTTGTTGACTCTGGCACTGCTACATAATCACAAAATGGGCAACTTGACTTATAAGCTTCATAAACTGCAAAACATTCAAAACAAGTAGTCACGGGCATAACATCGCCTGGCGTTGATCTTGCTTTTTTCTCGCGTCTGTCTAATGTCCACGCGCGCGGCGCGTCGGGCAAACCGTGAAATCTTACATTGTCAGCGTGGTCTATTATAATAGCATGTTGTTTGCCTGGGCTTGGTCTTAACGCTCTTCCAAATTGCTGAGCATATAAAGCATAAGACTTCGTCGGTCTTGCAAAACTTACAACTTCAATTGCCGGCACGTCTACGCCTTCGCCTAAAATATCTACGTTTACAAGTTGTAAAATTTCCCTATTTCTAAATTTTCTCATTAAATTAGCACGATCTAACGCGGGTGTTTTAGCGCTTATAACTGCTGCGGGTACGCCGTTTGCATTAAATTCTTTTGCGATATCTGTAGCTGCTTGTACATCAACCGCAAAAGTTACGCCCAGCTTATTCTTAGCTAGTTTTAAATAATGCTGTACTATATCGCCCATCAAGCGAGCTTTGTGTACTGCTTCGCGTAGTTTAGCGCTACTGTAATCACCAGTCGCGCCTAGCGGCACGCTAGATAAATCAAGCTTCGACGGCGGCGCGTATATCTTATAATCTGTTAAAAAACCTAGGTTCATTAATTCGCGCATATTTGGCCCTTGACATAAATAATTCATTATGCCGTCTGATTGCACGCCTAAGCCTTTGCCGTCTGCGCGCACGGGGGTGGCTGTAGGATATAAACCTTTTGCGTTTTTAAATTTACTAGCAACTTTCCCCCATTTGTTATTTTTTAAAACATGGTGTGCTTCATCTTGTATAACTAGCGTTATATCATCAAACCAACTTGCATCTAGTTTTATTAGAGTATCAACACTTGCTATCGTGCATTCTGCGCCATCGTCATAGAAACGCTTATTAAATTCTTGCATGTGTAGTTTTACAATTTCTCGTACTGTAGAATCTTGCGCTATTATATTGTGTCTTATATTGTTACGCGCTAGAGTCAAGCTAATTTGATATAGTATCTCGACTCTATGAGCGATTACTATTGAGCGGCCATCGTGCATATCTATAACACTTGAAAAAATAACGGTCTTACCACCGCCCGTTGGCAACTGCATACATACATTTTTATGCCCGTCTTGCCAAGCATTACACACATCACTAATTAAATTAAACTGATAATCTCTTAATTCCATTTTTTTTATCCTTTCCCTATTGACTTCATCAGCAATAGTATATTATTATTATCATGTGTCAAGTAATTAAATTTGATGCTTTTTTCACGGCCTACTAGTCGGTGGCTTAAAACAACTAGAGCGAGCGCGGGCGAAAGTCTCCAAACTTAAAGTTACACGCCCGGCGGCTCGCAACTAAAAATTAATTAATTAAATAAGGATAAACACATGAAAATAGAAATAACTGATATTGAATTAGCAAGCAGTAAAATTTTATTAGCTACCGCTGATTTTTTAAAAAAACTTGCAGAAATAAATGATAATGAGCTAGGCACATTTAAAGAAAGCTGGAGCGGTTGCGTGCCTCCTATTGTTTCAGAACCAGCGCCAGAACCAGCGCCAGAACCAGCGCCAGAACCAGCGCCAGAACCAGCGCCAGAACCAGCGCCAGAAGAAATACTAACGTTTCCTCTTTTTATGTCTAAAATTACGGATGCAATAGCGCAACAAAAAATAAACCCGTCCGATATTAAAAACATCTCTGAAAAAATAGGGCTACAAAAAATTGCTGAATTATCTACACAATTAGACAAACTACCAGCGGCACAAAATGCATTAGCTGATTTATTAAAAGAGGTGAAATAATGTTACATTCAATACTTGCGCCGTCATCCGCGGCGCGCCGCGTTGCATGTCCTGGTTCGCGTGCATTAGAAAAACAATACCCTAGAGAAGCTTCAAGTGCTGCAAGTGAGGGCACGAAAGCGCACGACTACGTTGCTACAATTTTGCTTGGCGTTGACTATGAAGACACTATAAGCGACGAGATGAAAGAGCATTGCGCTGTTTATATAAATCATGTAAAAAAATTATCTGCTGGCGGTCGTTTAGAAATAGAAAAAACTATTGATATATCTGTTATACACCCCGAATGTTTCGGAACTGTAGATGCTTATTGCGTAAATGATGGCGTGCTACATGTAATAGATTTTAAGTATGGCTTTAAGACTGTAGAAGTGTTCGAAAACTGGCAGCTTATAGAATATGCAGCGGGTATATTAGATGAAGAAGAAAATCACGATATAGATTTAATAACTTTTCACATAGTACAACCGCGCGATTTTAATCAAGAGGGATCTATTAGAACATGGGAAATTAAAAAGAAAGACTTAGAAAAATATTTTAAAATATTGCAAGATGCTGAAAATGCAGCAATGCAAGATCAAGCAGAATGTAGACCGTCGCCTGAGTGCTTATATTGCGCTGCTAAGCACGCGTGCAAAGCTTTACAACAAACAGCTTTAAGTCACGTTGATAGTTTAGCTTATAACATGCCTCATGATTTAAAAGATGATCAACTGGGCGGAGAATTAAGAATATTGCATGATGCTGCAAAAATGTTAAAAATGCGAATAACTGCGCTTGAAGAAGAAACACTGGCAAAACTTAAAAATGGCGCTCGTGTTCCTTTTTACGAATTGTCACAAGTTAAAGCGCGTGAAAGATGGAAAAAACCAGCTGAAGAAATAATTGCACTCGGTGAAACATTAGATATAGATTTAAAAAAATCTGTACAATATCAATTGATTACACCCAAGCAAGCAGTTAAAGCCGGCATACCGCGTGATGTTATAGAACAATATAGCGAAACACCGAAAGGCGAAATAAAACTTAAAGCTACTGATTTTAAAAAACTTAAAAACTTATTGACATCATAAGCAATAATAATTAGTATTCAATTTTTATTAATAATTTTAACCATAAGGATATACACATATGAAAGAACAAATATTATTCCCTGTAGGTCGTTTAGTTATGGGTAGTTTATACGCGCCAGAAACAAAAGGTTTTGGGGGCGTAGAGGTTAAGCCGTATTTTTGGTTTAACGTAGCGATAGAAAAACAAAATGAGCAGCACTGGAACGAAACATCATGGGGTAAATTAATTCATAATGTTGGCGCTAAATCATTCCCGAAAGGTCAATATAATAACGACCAATTCGCTTGGAAACTTACCGACGGCGATAGTACACAAGTAAACATGGAGGGAAATAAACCCTGTGATCATGAGGGTTACGCCGGGCATTGGGTACTTAAATTTAAAAGTCATTTTGCACCAGTACTACTTAATGCTGAAGGCGCACCGTTAACTTTGCCTGAGGGCGCTATAAATTGCGGCGACTATATACAAGTTTTGGGCACTGTAGTAGATAATGGTAGCGACTTAAAACCTGGTGTACACCTTAATTTCTCTCACGTTGCGCACATAGGTTACGGCGAGCGTATTAGCTCTTCTAAGATAGACTTAAAAACAATAGGTTTTGGTCAAGGTCCAATGCCTGCTGGACTTAGTAAAACCCCAAAATCATCAAACACTTTAAGCGCTGAGCAACTCAAAGAATATGGCTTAGTGTAAATTATAAATACAGCCCGCCACCTGGCGGGTTTTTTTTTCGCTTAAAAAAAGGAATACTACATGATCGCTTGCATGGATTTTGAAACATACAGCCCCGCTGGCTATATTTTTAACCAAAAAACAAATAAATATGAGTGCTTGCCTGGGGCTAATAAAAAAGGTTTAAGTGTTGTTGGCGCTGCAAGATATACAGAACATCCCGAAACTGAGATATTATGTTTAGCGTATAATCTAGGAAATGGCGCGAAACTCTGGAAACCTGGCGACTCTCACCCCCTGGATCTCTTTGAACATTTAGAAAAAGGTAATTTAATTGAAGCGTGGAATGTAGCATTTGAATCTTGGGTGTGGAATAATATAGCAGTAACGAAATATAAATTCCCTTTCCTTCCCCCTCTGTCGTTACGTTGCGCGGCTGCCAAAAGTCGCGCATTTTCTTACCCCGGGTCGTTAGAAAAAGCCGGCGAAGTTGCAAACATAGAAAAACAAAAATTTAAAGAGGGTAAGTTATTAATAAAAAAATATTGTGTACCTCGTAATCCTACCAAAAATAACCCAGCTCATCGCACACAACCCGAACAAGATTTATATGAATACTGCTTGCGTGATATTGAAGCAGAAGCGCAACTCTCAAAAATAATTCCAGACTTACCAGAAATTGAACAAAAACTATGGCATGTAGACCACGCTATAAATACGCGGGGCGTGTGTATTGATATAGAATTAATTAATAAATGTATTAAACTGCTCGAAACAGCATATGACAAATACAACAAAGAGTTAGAGTTGTTAACCTGCGGCGCTGTTAAGTCTGCAAGTAAATTACCAGACTTAAAAAAATGGTTAAAAATAGATATTCTACGCGCTCAAGATATAACAGAATTGCTTAAACAAGACTTGCCAAAACACGTTAAGCGTGTATTACAAATACGTGAAAATATAGGTAGTGCTGCTGTTAAAAAGCTATACTCAATGTCTAACAGCGTGTGTAAAGATGGCCGTTTGCACGACCTATTTATATATCATAGCGCACACACAGGGCGCGCGGCTGGCACTGGACCGCAACCGCAAAACCTGCCCAATTCAGGACCAGCCGTTAAAAAATGCAGCGCTTGCGGGAAACATTCAGGCGTGCATTTAAATGCCTGTCTGTGGTGTACACAAGAAAGCGAATTACAAGAAATTGAGTGGAATACTGAAGCAATTGATAACGCAATAGAAATATTAAATTGCGAAAATTTAGAATTAGTCGAGTTATTTTTTAATGATTGCGTTGCGACAATTAGCGGTTGTTTGCGTAGTATGTTTATAGCAGCGCCTGGACACGATTTATTGTGTTCAGATTATAGCGCAATTGAAGCCGTCGTTCTTGCAGCGTTAGCACGTGAAGAATGGCGTCTGGAAGTTTTTAGGACGCATGGCAAAATATACGAAATGAGTGCCTCAAAAATTAGCGGTGTGCCGTTTTCAGAATTTGAAAGACACAAAGAAGAATACGGGACACATCATCCTTTTAGAAAAACTGTAGGTAAAATTTCAGAACTCAGTTCAGGCTATCAGGGCTGGATTGGCGCATGGAAAGCATTTGGCGCTGATAAGTTTTATAGCGACGAAGAAATAAAAAAAGCTATACTAAAATGGCGTTCTGAGTCACCAAACATTGTTAAATTTTGGCATGAGATAGAACAAGCTGCAATAAATGCTGTAAGCACACCGAACATTGAGTACTCATACAATGATATAAAATTTTTATGTGTTAATGATGTTTTATACTGCAAGCTCTTGAGCGGTCGCACGTTGAAATATCATAAACCAATTTTAAGTCACGATAAAAAACTTACATTTGAGGGTTGGAACTCTAACCCTCTCCAAGGCAAAACAGGCTGGATTAGGAAAAACACATACGGCGGTCGACTTACAGAAAACATAGTGCAAGCTACTGCACGTGATATATTAGCACACGCTCTAATAAATCTTGAAGAGAAAGGCTATCCCGTCGTTTTGCATATACATGATGAAATAGTATGCGAAGTACCAAAAAACAAAAAATCATTAAAAGAATTCGAACGTATAATGTCAACAATGCCAAAATGGGCAAAAGATTGGCCAATAAAAGCTACTGGAGGCTGGCGCGCAAAAAAATATAGTAAATAGTTATTGACTCTAGCGTTAACTAATATTATTATAATCATGTAAACACAAACAAACTTTAAGGATTAAACACATGAGCCTACAAGCAATTTTTGATCAACAACTTATAGATAAATTAACGCTAATAAAAAATATTATAGAAACTCATCATGATGATTTTTGTATTAATCAGATAAGAATATTAACTCTTAGAGAATCATTAAATACAATAAAACCAATTTATAAAATGTCTGATACTGAATTAGAAGATTTTCAAAACACTCTTATAGAACAATTTAAAAATAATGGGTGGGTTAAATAAAATGGATATTGAATTACAGAAAATAATAGATGAATTACCACCAGAAATTTTAGAAAAATTAATGGAATGGCAAAACAAAAATACTTTTTAACATAGGGAATTAATCACATGGATAGGATAGTAGAACTAACACTAATAGTCGGAATAATATTTATAACTACTTATAGCATAAAAGTAAATCAAGAAGCGCTGCAATCAGTTAACGCTATGAACAAACAAATACAAATGATGTTTGTGAGGAGTTAACAATATGAATAATTTATTAATTTTTGGATTACTTTGTGTCGCTGAATTACTGTATATTTTATGTCAATATTCGGGGTCTATATTTTGATTGAATTTATATTCAATTTCAGCTACACATGACCAACACAACTTAATATGGCCGTCGTAATTGGCGGCCTCTTCTGCATCTGATAAATTCCATGATTCGTTTTTTTTACCACACCATGTATTTTCTCGTCCGCGCTTGTTTATGTGTTTAACATATTTATCATTCATCTAAAAACCTAAAAAAAAGCCCGTTTGGGCGCGGGCTAAAAAGGACTTACCACATGAAGTTTTATATTAAATGATTTTGGGTTTTTTGTAAACACGCGCAATTTTTAATAATTTTTGTTTTTCTATGTCTTCTTTTTGTTTTGCTTCAAGCTTATTAACTGCTATTTCTGCGTGCACTATATCTAAAATTGGATCAAAAGGCATTAAGTGCCAAAAACCAAAAAAACTTTTTTTTGTTTGTATACCAAAATCACCGTTAATAAATTGAACTATTCTATATTTTCGCATTTTGCTAAATACTCTTTAATTGCTTTTATTAAAATATCTGTGATTGTTGTTTGATTGTTTGCGACTGCGATTTTAATTTGCGTTCTTAATTCTTCATCAATCAAAAAATTTATATTTTTTTTCATACAAAAATTAGGAGGGCAAGTTATTTATACTTTTAAATTTGCCCTTCCCTTTCCCCCCTTCAACCTTGATGATATCATTATATCATTAAAATTTAATGGGGCATAATACTATCGTGCATTTCTGCAATGTGTTGTTGCATTTCTGAGACTGTAGCTTTTGTGTGCATTTCTGTATTTGTAAGCACTGCAAGAACAAGACTTAAAATCGTGATTATAATATCTCTAATATTCCATTTTTTATCGCCACTCTTAAAAATGTTTAAAATATTTTTCAGATTTAGCATAATAAAACCCTCCGTATCCAGCCTTTTAAATATTTTGTTTGATCTTTTTTTATCATAGCACGCCAAAAATAATGTTGTATTAATTCGTACGAAATTAAATCATCTAAAAGGCTGGCTCGTGAATCATTTATACAACTAATAGTTTTAGAGCCTATAATAGAATCAAATTTTAAAGGAAAACCTAATTTTAAAAGCGCTTTTTGAACAGCATAACCTACTGAAAATCTCGGCATATTGCAGTACGCCAGAAAAATTTTAAGCGCTACTGTCTGGTCTTTAATTTCTGCAATGCGATATTTATCGTAATAATCACGCTTGTATATTTGCTTTGCTTGATCTTCTGTGATTTCTGCAATATTTAAAAATGGATATGATCTTGCGCTAATACCGTATTTTGTCTCACCGCCTGGGTCCACGGGGTCATTTACATAACCCCCTTCAAAATCAAACAAAACTTTACACGCTTTTTCGAATTCTAACATTATGTTTTAATAATCCATTGCATAATTGCGCTTGGCTGTATGTTGTTGTGCGCTACGCCGCCGCCTTGAGTTGTTATGTTTAGCACCGCTGTATTTGTAAGTGTATCTAATCTACTATTAGCCCCCACATCGATACAAGTTTGTTGAATAGTAGAGGGGCCGCCACGTAGTCGCACATTTGAATTCGTGTGATTATGCGCTGGCATTTCGGCAATTGTAAGCGCTACGGCTTCAGCGCCGCCAAGGTCGCCCACAGAATTACCCAAGTCAACACCTGCTGCACCTCCTGCGCCAACTGGTACACGTCGTTCCATATTTGGCAAATTAAAAGTATTAACACCGTCACCAGCTCCCCATATTTCGCCAATAGCTGCAAACAATTGCGCATATGTTGTACGGCTAACCGCTGAACCGTCGCACACTAGATAACCGTCGGGCACAGTAAGCCCTGCAAATGCTAGCAATGAACCCGCTGGATTACCGCCGCTTATATCAATCCAACTAGGATCTGTTGGGTCTGTTGTGTTGCCCGGTACTTGATTCTCATACAGTCTAACGCCGCCGCCGTCATCATATCGCACACGGGCAAAAACAGGATAAGCAAACGGCGTGCCTAAGTTTTCAGCCGGCGTGATATAATCAGGGGTTGCTTCTGTTTGATACTGTCTTATATTGTCTGTTATATCAAAATACAATTGATTGCTTTGATCACGTGGGATCGGTTTAGCGTTCGGGTCTGGCCCGTCTAAATCTAGTTGATAATCAGCGCCCCACCCGATCTGGTAACTTACTGAACCATTTCCTTGGGTACCATCGGGGATCGGCGCTTTGTCGCCGCCATCCGCGAACGGGTAATAAAAAAACTTAGCCATATTCAAAACTCCATATTTTACGGCGGTAATATATAATTAACTGCAACGCCTGCCGGCTTCGGTAATAAAAAATTACTTTCTATTATATCAAGTAAATTATTGCTCGGCGTATAGTTAAACTCATATGTGATAGTCATATCTAAATTATCGAGCATCCACACGCCGCCAAGATCGCCAAAAACATAATTTAAAAATTGATTAACACCTAGCGCATCTGTCGCACCGACCGCCCCGCGCGTTACTAATTGATAATACCTTAACTGTAACACTATTCGCTGCTCGTCTTCTGTCAAACTTAAAGTATTAGCGGGCGCTAAGTTTCCGTTTTGAAAATTTTTATAAGTATTTTCTAAGTCAAACGGTGGCGGCGGGGGTGTTAAATACGCATTAAAACCCCAAAGCGGCACGGCGGGATCAAGGGGCGTTAACGACACATACAAAGGAAAATCTAAAATTATACTCCAGATCGTCAAACCGAATAAATTCGCTGTACGTAGGTCAAAAACATCAAAAACCCAATCGTTCCAGAATTGCGTATAATACTCTGCGAGCCATGAATTTTTATCAGTTAGCAACTGTTTTAAATTATCTGCTTGATCATATTGCCACAAAATCGCTGTTAGAGTATCTATGTTAAAATCAAATTTTTCTATTGTGTCTATACTCATGCTGGAATCACTTGTATTGAGCTTTCTTGTATTGTCGCTTTCTCAAAAACTTCTATAAATTTTGTATCTCGTGTATATGCAACGGGCGCCGCGTCTGATATCTCAACATCATCAACAAAAATAGTACGATCATAATAATTAATAGCTGCTGATAATTCAAAACATGAAACATCTTGACCGATGACAAGCCCCGGCTCACCTGGGATATTTCCAGCCGCATAATTTAAAATTGCGTCTTTGACTATTTGCACAACTAAGCTAGAAAAAATATCTGCGGGAACTGTTACGCGAACAAGCATGGGAACTTCGTCAGGTCTGTCAAACAATACATTTATAACTTGTCCCGAAAATGGCACGGTCACGGGAACACTTACGGGCACGGCCGCGCCATTTGTATAACCACACCCGCCATTTTTTTTATTTGTTAATTCTTCTGCTATCGCTTGATCAACTCCGCCATCAACACATAAATACATACTATTGGGGTTCATGTTTACATTTTCGATAACTTGCGGCGAGCTGCTAACATTTTCTAAAAATGTCGCACTTGTAACATTCGGCAAAGCGTTAACACCGCTCAATATAGATTCTGCTAGTCCCTGGCCCTGAATTGCGAGCGTTGCTTTTCTAAAAGACTTCGCTTGATCGTCTGTTTGAGTTAACGTACCCAATGTATTTTGATCTGCTGCGTTGTCAACTGTTTGCCAGCCTATAACATTACTTACTATGTCTGTTAGAGTGCCTGGGGTAACTGCAATTGGACCAGGGTCTACCGCCTGAAAATCAACATCAATAGTGCCGCCTGTAGGTATAGTCACCGCTGATACAGACTCAAAAAGCGCTTGATTTGTTGTTTCTCTAACTTGCGAGCCTGAGGGAACAATAGTTCCAGGCACACCTGTAAGTGTTCCGGTCACAGTTGTAAAAGTCGCCGGTGTGCGCTCTGTTCCGGTAAGTGCTAGAATTGCGTCTAAGAAAATACCGCCTGCAAAATTTGGGTTTATTTGATTTGCAAGAGTTGCGTTATTCACTGCGACGGCGTCACGCGCTGTGGTTTCAGCGGTTATAAGCAAGCCTTGCGGCGTGTTTGGCGTGACTATTAAATCTTGACCAAAAAGGTTTTTATATTCTTCTATGACTTGTTCTTGTATTGTTTCGGTATCAGGTATTATGACACCTGTTGGCTCTACGTAATTATAAACATTATCCGCCATTTTGAATATTTCCTATTCCATAAACTGTTCTTATTACAACTGAATAACTAAGTGTATCGCCTTCTTGACCTAAAATAAACGATACGATTTCAACAACTCCGGAAACTGCAAGTATCGCGTTTCTTGTTGCAGCTTCGAACTGTTGCAAGTTCGGAACGCCTGCATAAGCCGTTTCAAAATATGGCACGCCTTGTCCTTGCGCGTAAATCATTTCATTTAATAATGTTTTAGTAGCTTGAGCACATGCTTGTAATGTTGCTTCTAAATCAAAAGCAATCGCTATGTTATTTTCACCATCTATAAAAATATCATTTTTATCATTTACCGCTAATGTTTGCGTCATTTTTTAATTCCTATGGCGGTGGTGGGGCTGGTACTACCGGCCCTGGTCCTCCAGGATTAAACACTGTGCCAGCTTGCCCGCTTGTAACAACATAAATACTATTAGCAAAATATGCTGAATATACACTAGTTGCGAGACCTGTCACACTCAAGCCTGCCTGATTTCGCGCTAAACCTTGCGTTATAAATTCACCGGTTACTGTGGTGATCGGCGCATTTAAAGTTATGCTAGTATCTGCGTTTATGTCTGTAGTATTAGCGTTAACAGTCACACTAGAATCAGCGTTAACAGTTGCTGTATTTGTATTTACTGTTACGTCTGTGTCTGCGTTAACTGTAACATTTACAGAATTTATAATAGTATTATCTGCGACTATGTTTATGTCTGTTTGTGATAATGATATTTTTACAGAACCATCTAAATTTTGCAAAACAGCATTGCCGTCCTCGCCGCTTACGTCATAATCAGATAAAACACTAGGTATAAAAACACCATCAGCAAAGTTTTTAACACGCTGAGTATTCGGGGGTGACTCTATGTAAGTTTGTAAAAATAAGCTTAGGTCTCTATCATTAGCCATCACAAAACCTAAGTCGCCTGGTTGCAACGGGAAATTAAGCACATAGCCACCACCCCCCAAGTTAATTACGGGGATACTTGCAATTTGCGATCTACTAACTTGGGCGCCCGACGTCGAAACCATCGCGATCATTAGCTGCACTTGTACGCGGTTTTCTGCTCTATCATAACTTATCACTTGAGCTGGCAACATGCCGTCCGTGTTTCGCAATAATTGATTAAATGCAAAGCGCATAACACCCGCTAACGATTCATTATCAGCCGGATTAATGTTTGGGTTATTGCCTGTTTCGCTTGCACTCATAAAATTCTAGCCGCTTCTGCAATGTAATAAAATGGGGTTTCTCGGTTCGCTATTTCAAAACCTAACTTATATATTATATACCTTCCGTTAACCGCTGGGTATACTTCACTTCTTAAATCTAACGCGCCGCCAAGTCTGCTAACATTATCAAGTAAATATTTAACTTTTACACCTTGCTCTGTAATTTCGGGAATACCTATTAACCCGTCTTGTGCGCTTAGTGTTCTAACACTGCCCGTTATTGGCACACCAGCATCTTTAACAACTAGTATATTGTCATCTATATAAGCGTTATAATTACCCGCGTTATTCAAGTTTTTAACTTGGTCTAATGCTGCACCTGAAAAATTATAATTAGTAATATTTTTATCTGTAGCCTGAAAATTTAAAATAGTATTTGTATCTTGTGCTATACCTTTCGCAATGTTTGATAATGTAGCGGTCCCTGGTTGGTAACGCGCTATAACACTCCCCTTAACATAATTTCCTGTTAAACATTTTAGTGTTGTTGTTAAGTCTGGCGGTTGAGATACAACCGCGCTTATCACATTGCCGCGATATATTAGCGTATCGCCGTAGCTCTCACGACCTGCAAACAAAGACACAATTTTAGGCGTGCGATTTAAATTAAAAGGGCTTGTCTCACTTAGTATAAAATCTTGTGTTGTTTTATCTAAGTTTGTCAAAGTTATATTAGCTGAATTTTGCAAAGGGTTAGCGTACTTTGTACCCGACGCGGTTATAAGTATATCTTGGAAAGTTTGAGTAACTCCGTTAATTTCTATAGATACTTTTACTATGCGAGGGTCTAAAGCATCAGCCATTTTCAGCCCTCAATTCTTCAAGCTCTGCGGTAGAAGCATAAAGCAAAAATTGAGAAACTCCAAATTCTGTATAGAACGGATATTCGCCATTTTCAGTTAATATAAAAAAATTACCGTCTTCTAAATACCTATAAGGTATTACGATAGAATCTGGTACAAGGCGCTGGCCTTGTATTACTATCTCATTATTGCGTGTTATATCTATTGCCATGGTCGAGCGAGTAGTAAACACACCAATATTATATTGATTACTATCTAAAGTGATCGAAAATGTTTGATTCGGTACTCTAGCCAAAGGTACTATAATCATGCTGCACCTCTTAGTTTATCAATTCCCTGTCTAACGATTGAAGTATTAGTGTTAACCGTTGTTCCCTGCTGTGCACCTCGATTAACTGTCGAAGACTGCAAAGGATCGGCGGCGCTGTATTCAAATTCAGTTAGTGCGAATAAAACTTCTTTCGTAGTTATTGCTAAAACTAAAGTATTATATTGCTCTGTGTTTTCTTCATGAGGCATTGCTTGTATTAATTGATTTTGATATACGCCTGATTTTGTTTGCACGTTTAACAATGTAGCATCAAGATAATATTGTTTAATTTGATTGTATGTATCTTGATAATCTTCGGGTTTAAGAATAAAAGACAATTCAATTTCAATCGGTAAAATCACCCTATGATCTGTAATTGTCGCGCCGTCTTCGAGAGGGTGTTCCATGACTTTTGATTGTTCTTTAACGATTGCTTTTATAGCGCGTGCGCCTGGAAAAAGTTGTATAAAGTCATCATCAAAAATCGCAACTTGATCATAAGCATGAGTAGGTATTAATGTTTGAAATATTGCGGGCATTATATTAATACTCCGTTTGCAACTTCATTTTGTGTTTGTCTAAATTGTTTTTTTAATTCTGTTGTTAAACCATAAGCTATTTGACTCGCGTCTGTTGCTTGCGTGTTTATAGTTATATCACTGATATTCACGCTTGATTCTAAATTTTTATTATTAACGCTGTTATTAAATATGCTGCTAGATGTTTGCGACGCCAAACCGCTATTAGTTGCTAAGTTTAATTCTCTTTGCGCTGTGTCAAACATTACGTTAACTTTAGAATCTTTAAATTTTCCAGTAAATTTTGAGATAGCATTACCCACGGTTTTAAAACTATTTATAAGTTTATTAATGCCTACTGCCATGTCATCAAAAAACCACAAAACAGCTTTAAAAGCGGTTTTTATAGCTTGCATTGTTGTTTTAACAACTTCGGATAACGCGGGCCATCTTTCAAGTGCGAGGCCTATTAGCGAGTCTCCGCCCTCCATAAATACTTGTATATCATCCCACGCCAACCCTATCGCGGCGGCTAACGCTAGTATAATAGCGTTAGCTATCAAAAATTCAGCCGCAACCACTCCCGCGATAACTGCAACGGGAACAAGCGCGCCTTTAATAAATCCGCTATGTTTTTCTAAAGACAATGCCATTTTTTCAAAAGATTTCATTATCTTTTCAATTGTTGGCAAGAGCGGCCTTATTAGCCTATAACTTAATTTTTTAAATGCTAAACCCGTGTTATTTAGTTCATACTGAAACTTATTAAGCGATTGCGCGTCTTTCTCTGTAACTGTGCTTAACTCTTTTTGTCTTGTTATGATCGAATCTAACTCACGCCGCCCCTGTTGCAACAATAAAATAGTAGGCATATCTAACCCTAATATTTTACCGTAGCGCGTCGCCTGGAATTGATCTAGTTTTTCGAATTGTTCGGCAAGTTTTGGCAATACTTGAAGTGCAACACGCGGCGTAGTTTGCAAATGATCCGCTAAGCTTTGCAATGAACTTGTTAAACTTCCAACATTGCCGCCCGTTGTTTTTAAAGCATTTCCCCAAACTTCTAAATCATTCGCGTTAACTTGTAAAGCTTGAGAGGCTGCGCTAATTTCCGAAGCGTAACTAAATGCGCTTGTTAGACTTTTAAAAATCGCGGCTAATGATATCGCTTTAGTTGCAGTTGCTAAAAGACTAGAATTTAAGTTTTTAACAGACTTATTAACATTCTTAATGCCTTTTTCAGCATCTTTGGAATCACTTTTAAAAAGTATGTAAAAAGTATCTAGTATCGCCACGTTATTTTTTCCTTTGCTTCGCCGCGTGTTGCGCTGCTAAGTGTTCATTATACCGCGTAACCGCTATTACTTCCCACATTAAAAAAGCATCTTCTAGCGTGTATATAGTTTTTAACTCTTTGAGCGTCGCTTTGTTTTCCGAGATGATTGCTCCGAAAAGTCCGTCAATATTTTTAAAATCCACTGTGGGGCCTTCTGGGCTAAATCTCCTAAGAAAGTCGAGACTAGCCCGTTCTGAAAAAAAGAGCAATTATATTCTATCATTGCCCCCTCGATTTTCATCAGCGTTTCCCACGATTTAACATGATTATTAATTAAATCTTTATTGATTAATGGTATTTCTGTAGAACCCGTTTTAATAGAAACATAACTCATTAATTGATACATAATTTCTTCATTTGCTGAATATTCGGCAACTTTAGGAATTGCCGTCAGCGGGTAGCTTGTTATTATTTTGCGTCCTTCCGTTGCCGGAAATTTTGAAATTATAAATTTCTGTCCATCGATTTCTATTTGTTTGGGTTCTAACATTTATTAAATACCTATTACGTTTTCAAAACTAAAATTATAAACTTTTGACTTAATGCGCCCTGCGCTTGCTACTGCATCGCCTGGCATACCATCAGTTATTAAACCGTTTGTCAAAGTTATAAATTTACCATTTTTATAAACCGCGTTCATTGTGATTATATCACCTGCGCCAAGTTTACCGCGTGCGACACGATTAGCTTCAAACAATATACCTAAGTTTGTGTCGTCTGGTGTTTGCGGTACAACTGCTAAAGATATATTTAAAGGGTTAGCTGTTGACCACACAACCAAGTCGCCATTTAAGCCCATCGCTTTGTCTGCAATCTGGATACTTGGAACATCGAACGGGTCAGTATCATCTGCAAACTGTGTTACCTGGAAACCTACAGGAAAAGTATTACTAGCGACAACTGTAACAACTAATCCAAAACCTGAAATATCAGCCATCTTAAAAACTCCTTTTAAATTAGTATTTGTTCGCCTTCAATTTTGTTGATTACATCGTCTTTGCCATAAATCAATGTGTAAACCGCTTTATACTCAACATTTCCTGGTGTTGGCTCAAAGCTTTCAACATCTGCATTAACCCAATACCCTGAGTTTTGCACTTGATACCAAGCATTTTCATCATTACCGCTTGCGTCTGTGATATAAGCTATTTGAGTATCGCTTAATTGTTTATTCACGCTTATAACACCGTTGTCTAGTGCTTGCTGTATTACTGTTT